TTATTTGGGAACAATGATGTTCCTGATGACGACCAAAGATATTGGGCTATTGGTCCAAATCAATGGGGTGATTTGCTTTCAGAAGATAACTGGGTAAACCTAGACTATATTGGTCCTTCTCAATTACCTTTTGCTGGTATGAATTATACTGCGAAAAGATTCTTAGGATTCTTAACATTCGTACACTCAGGATTAGAAAGCTCTGGTTCAACTGACAGACATACTGTTGCATGGCATAAGTCATCAATGGGATTAGGTGTAGGTTCAGAAGTAAGAACTGAAGTAAACTACATTCCTGAGAAGGTAGCACATCTATTAACATCATACTTATCTATGGGATCAGTTCTTATTGATACCAATGGTATTCGTATCCAGAAGTGTGCAGAATAAGGAGTAATTAAATGGCATATGAAATCTCAAATCCGTTAAAAAAAGCAACTCAAATGGGTGATACTAATTCTTTATGGTATTACACAGATGGTGATGCAATTACCCTTATTGATGATGCTGATTATTTTATATTAGCAAATGAGGAGCTAACTGCTGGTGATGTTATTATTGTAAATAGTGGTGGAGCAAACGCCGTTGTAGATATTTTAATTGTATCTGCTTCGTCATCTTCTACTGTAACTACAGTATTACTTGCTTAATAATAAAAATTGGTGGGGGAGCAATCCCCCACTAAATAATTAAGGATAAAAAATGGCAATAGGTATAGCAGCAAAATTAGCACAAAAATTACTCAAAAATAAAAAGCTAAAAAAAGCAATTAATGTAACTACAAAACAAACAAACAAATTAAAAAATGCAGCAAAAGATACTGGTAAAAATGTTTTAAAAAAAACAAAACCAGTTATTGAAAAAGCAAAAACAAAAGCAAAAGAAGTTTCAAAAAAAGTAACAGATAAAACGCCAGAAAATGTAAAAAAAGTAGTTAAAAAAGCTGCAACAGGTGCGGCTATAGCTGGTGGTGGAATTGCTGCAGCTGGTGGATTAGGTGGAAGTTTTCTTGGTGGTATAGCTGGTGCTCCTATTGGGAGAGGAATTAGAGCTGCTACTAACAAAGTTAAAGAAGCTATGGGTAAACCTGTAAAAAAACAAACCCAATTCAGAAAAGATGCAAATGAAATGAAAGATACTGTTCTTGGTGGTGTTGTTGGTGGTACTGCTGGTGCTGTAGGTGCTTTAGCTGGAACGGCAGCATTAACTGCATCTATGGTTAAATCATCTACTCCAAAAGAAGCAGAATATGATATTAAAAGAATGAATGATGGAAGATTTAGTACAACATTTAAAGACAGTAATGCTAATGCTGTTTTTTCAGATAAACAATTATCGTCAAAAGAAACAGATCAAGTTAGAAGTTATCTTGCAGTATTAGATAGTATTATTCTTTCAGAAGATCCAAGAAATAGAAGAAATGAATTTTTAGCAACATTACAAGTTTTGAAAGATCAATATGGAATATCAAACATTAGTGGTAAAAATTTATCAATAATGTTACCACAACAATAAATGGCAGTAACTAAAGTAGATATTGCATCAAGAGCTTTAGTTTTAGTAGGAGCTAATCCAATATCCTCTTTTACTGATAACTCAACTGAAGCTTTAATTACAAATACTATTTATGAAGAAGTAGTGGAATCTACTCTAGCAGAATCTCATTGGAGATTTGCTATGGGCCAGAAAGAACTATCTTTATTAGCTGATGCACCAACATCAAGATATGAATATGCATATCAAATGCCGACTGATCCAGCTGTTATAACAATTATGACAGTTACTAATAATGACAATCCTATTCCTTATGCAAGGTATGAAGATAAAATTTATTTAAATGGATATGGTTCTGAAAGTAAAGTTTATATGGATTATGTATTTAGACAAGATGAATCTTTATTTCCTACATATTTTAGATTGGCTTTAATATACAAGTTAGCTAGTGCTTATGGTGGAGCATTAGGTAGAGATGCTGATATTATTAATTCTTACGAAACTAAAGCAGAAAGACAATTAATTAAAGCTAGAAATATTGCTTCTCAAGAAACTACATCTAAGAAGTTAAATACTACAAGATTTATAGCTGAAAGAAGGAGCAGTCGAAGTGGGCTTGTTAATTATTAATGCCAAGAAAAGTAAGACAAGTATTTACGAACTTCTCAGCTGGTGAGCTAAACCCTTTACTTAACGCTAGAACAGACGCTAAAGCATATTTTGAAGGTGCTAGGCAATGTAAAAACTGGTATCTATTAGATGAAGGTGGCGTTATGCGTAGACCTTCTACTAAATTTAATAATGAATTACCAGCAGAAGCTAGAATAATCCCTTTTATATTTGCGGAAGATGAAGTAGCTATTTTTGCTTTATCTAATAATAGATTAGATGTTTATGATTATAATGGTGATGTTATTCAGTCTAACATTACAAGTAATTGTAATTGGACTACCTCTCAATTGTTTGAACTTAGTTATGCTCAGTTTGCTGATACAGTTTTTATATGTAATAGAAACAATCCCATAATACAAATTAAAAGAGTAAGTGCTACTAACTTTACAGTTTCTTTATATGAATTTGAATTAGATGAAGATGTAGTAGTATCAGGTGCATACAAGACTCATGCTCCATTTTACAAGTATGCTGAGGCTGGAGTAACAGTTACATTATCTACTGATGCTACTGGTACAGGTAGAACTATTACAGTATCTTCAGCAATATGGACTAGCGATTATGTAGGTCATTATTTAAAAGTAGATGATAAACAAATTAAGATTACAGCATATAACTCTGCTACTGAATTAGAAGGAACTATTATTGAAGCTGGAATATCTGGTGTTGGGCCACACGCTAATTGGGAAGAAGAACTAATATCTGCTGTTAGAGGATATCCTCAAGCAGTTACATTCCATGATAATAGATTATGGTTTGGTGGAGTTAGAGATAATCCTTCTTCTGTAATCGCATCAGAAATTGGTGGTTATTTTAATTTTGATTTAGGAACAGGATTAGCTAATGAAGCTATTAATGTTAATATTACAGCTGATACTGTTAATGAAATAAGACATTTAATATCAGGTAGAAATTTACAAATATTTACAGATTCTGGAGAATATTATGTTCCTCAAGGTAATGATAGTGCTATAACACCAGCTACTATATCTTTTTTAAGACAAACACCTTATGGATGTAATAGAGCTAAACCAACACCATTTGACGGAGCAACAATATTTTCTTCTAAAAATGGAAAATCTATTCGTGAGTATGTTTACTCTGATTTAGAACAAGCATATAAATCTAATAGTATATCTGTTTTGTCTAGTCAGTTAATAGATAATCCAAAACAAATAACTATGATGACTGGTAATGAAGAAAGACCAGAACAGTTCGCTTATTTTCTAAATAGTGGAAATAATTTAAATGGGCAAATAGCTGTGTTTCATAGTATTAGAGATGAAAAGATTGCTGGTTGGACTATTTGGAATACCAAAACAAATGATAATTTTCATAGCATTACATCTGTTAATGAGTTTTTATTTGTAGTTACTAAAAGAATACTACCTTCTGGAACTAAGTATCTATTAGAAAAATTTAGCAATGATGATTCTAATACACTAGATTGTTCTACTACTACTACAGTATATCAAAAAGGTACGCCTTTAGTTAATGGAGCTAGCCAAAGTGGTAGCACACTAACAACTGACGGATTTACAACAGCTCCGAGTATACAAGAAACATTTACTATTGATGGAGATTCTACTGTTTATACAATTCAAGCTGTTACAAATACAAATGTAAATGAATACAGCATACAGCTAGATCAGTCTTTAGCAGTTAGTCCAGCTGATAATGCAGTAATAACAATAGTTAAAGGATTCGTTCATACAGTAAATTCTATCTATGAACCTACTAATGAAATAGAAGCTGTATATGGAAATGGTGCGTTGGGTTCTTATGAAATTGATAGTAATAATAGAATTACGTTAGTTAATGCTCCACAACCTACTGGGGTTAATGTAGGATTTAACTTTACGCCTATATTAGAAACTATGCCTATTGATAAAGAAATTGATACTGGACCATTGACAGGACAGCCAAGAAGGATTAATAAAGCTATAATAGATATTTCAGGTGGATTAGATGTAAATATGAAAGCTTCAGATTTAACCTCAAAAGAATTAATAATTCAACAAGCTGATTTTAACATAGGAGAAGATTTATCTTCAGTAGCTGGTAAAAAAGAATTTTCATTCTTGGGTTATAGTAAGTCGCCAACAATTACAATTTCACAAACAAGTCCTTTACCCTTAAAGGTATTAGGATTGGCAATGGAGATACAGTTCTCATAATGCAAATTAGTGCTTCAACATTAATGTTAATGTCAGCTGGTGTATCAGCTGTAGGTACTATTTCTTCTATGAGATCGCAACAAGCGGCTCTTAATAGAGAAAATTACAGACTAGAAACAGAATCTAAAATGGCCGCACTAGCAGCAGCACAAGAAGAAAATGCAAGAAATCAATATGCTCAAAAAGAATTAGCTAACAATTTAGCTTATCAATCAATAGCTGGATATGCAGATAATAGTATGTCTTTCTTAAATATGAATAAACAAGTAATTCAGAATAGAAACAAAGATATATCAGATATTAGATTAATGGGAAAATCTGTTGATCTAAAATACAGACAAATGGCATTTGAAAATCAAGCTAGAATGGAAGCAGTAACCTTTGGTGGTTATACTTCTGCTATTGCTGGATTAGTAGGTGGTTATGGAGATTATAAATATTATAAAACATAATGGCATTAACTTCAGGAGATAAACAAAAACAAAGTACAGTCAGCTCTATTCAAAGCAGAATGGGAGTTGTTGATACTTATTCAGGTGATGGTGGATTAGCTTTAGCAGCACAAGGAGCTAGTAAAGTATTAAGTGCTTTTGGAGAAAGACAAGCTAACATTGAAGAAGTAGCTTGGAAAACTGATTTTAAATTAAAATCAAGACAAACATTAACTGAGCTTTCAAGAGTACATTATGATGATCCAGATGGATTTACAAAAGCAACTGATTCTTATATCAGCACATTAGTAAACGAAGCTCCGACTAGATTTAAAAACTATGCAAAAGAATTTACTGGAAATATAGCATTTCAATATGGAGATCAAATTTGGCAAGAAGCCAAAGCTCAAAAAGATATTGTAGACTTAGCTAACTTTGCAACTAATCATAAAGAATTTATAGCATTTAGAGAAGAAGCTATTATGAAAATGAATCCAAATGAAATGCAATCATATTGGACAGAAAGCTTACTTCCTGAAATGTCAGATAGTGTTATTGATTACGAAAAAGTTTATAATTCTTATCCAGCTAGCATTCAACAACAATTAGCTAATCAACTAGGAACACCAGATGAGTTTCGTAAATCTTTATCTATAGGTTTTGAAACTACAAGATTAATTAGTCAAGCTACATTTAATTTACAAAATGCACAGGCAATAGATACAGCTGTAATACAACAAGCTGGTAAAATACCAGAAGGATATAAAACTGAAGTTTCTAAAGTAATGGAACAGTTAAATAGTTGGGGTAAAAACTATATAGATAATCCAGAACATGATGAAACAGCTGGAGCTGAAGTTTATAAAGATACTGACAGAATTGATAGAGAAGGAATATTAAAAGATGTTCAATTAGAAATTGATAAATGGAATCAAGCAAATGAAGCTAATGTTAAAAAACAACAAATAGTATTAAGTCAAGATAAAGAAGAAAGTGTAATACAAACAATAGCTTTAATAGAAGATGGATATGTTTATCCAGATGAAGAACTTAGAGTAATAGCTCAAAATATTGGTGCTAACGAAGATCAATTAGATCGTTTATTAGATGCTAATACTAAAATGAAAATCATTAAAGATGTAAGTAGTAATATATCATCATTTACTCAAGAAGAAGAAAGTGGCGAATATATGGTTAGTTCTAAGTT